AAAAACGTACTAAAAAATCTGTTGACACATCTCAAGATATCCCTGGTCCCTTTCCTAAAGATACAAATGTTTATCGTAAAGGCGAAAGAGCTGTTAGAATAAGGGACGGGTCAGCCGGACGCACTGGTACCAGGGTTGATACACTTGGACCACGTGCTCGAACTGTTGCTGCATTAGGTGCAGCTGGTGCATTGGGAGGAGCTTTAGCTGGTAAGTTTGTTAATACAATGATTGCTTCTGCTGGACAATCTGATTTACCAACAACTGAAGAGTATGGTGTTACTCGCCCCATGGTTTAGTTGATATAGAATTTGTTTAACAGACAACAAATCAAAAACTAGGTGAAATATGGAGCTTACTTATAACCCAATGAGCCCTGGTTATATTCCACCAGCTATTAATCCAGCAGCGGATCCAACAGGAAGATCTTTTGTACAAAATGTACAGAACATGGCTTCCAACATGGGCACTAAAGCAACACAAGCGCGTCAAAGAATTACTCCATTCATGCAGAGTTCATATGCAGGAGATGCAATGGGTATGCGCGGGCAATTAGTGAGTCGTGCAGGTTTACTTGGTGGAGCCTTAATGACTGTTCCAGGTGCTTCGGAAGCATTAGGAGAAGGACGCCAACTGGATGCTGCTGCCCAGGTAGCAACAGGATTAGGTACCGGTATGGTAACTGATCGTATTGCAAGATCTGTAGGCAAAAAAAATCCTCTTGCAGGTGCCGCTGTGCAATTGGGAGGTACTTTGATTGCTGGTCTTTTAGGACAAGGAGTAGGTGAGGTAGCTGAAAATGTCAAAGCTGGTATTACAGGCAAAGATCCTGCAGGGAAGACTAGCCGCGCAGCAAGTAGAAAACAATTGGAACAAGATGCCATTTTAATGGCAGATTTACAGGCTCGTTTTGGAGCTGCTGGTTTAGCACCTATTGTTGCAGCAAATAAAGATTTGATGGGATATTCTTTAGACAAACAATATGAAAATGATAAACGTTACGAACCTCTGTTAAATCGTATGAAGAATGCAGAGATGGTTCGTCAACAAGCGTTGATGAATACCCAAGCTAGTAACTATGCAATGCTTGGTACTGTTGCCACTGCAGGTAAATTAGCTACTGGCGCACAAGCGCAAACAGGCGAGACTATGCGAACTATGCTGTCTACCAGTCCTTATGCAGGCAGCGTGATGCAAGCACCTAACATTAGTTTTGGTTAATCATGAGTTATTTCTCGACCTCACTAAATCCTATAGCAGGAAAATATAATCCCCTTTCCTCTGAGTATGAGGGGGATTTTGAGTCTCTTTTAGGTCTTAACGCTTTTACTGATTTAGGAAAGCCGTTATCTTATACGACAGCAGCACCAGCAGATGGTCCAAGTAAAGGTTTGAGTTCTTCTGCAAACGCAGGTGAAGACATGTTAAGCCTTAATGGAATAAATCTAGGTCCAGCTAGTGACGCTACTTTTGATCAACGTCTTCAGTTAGGATTGGCTCAAGCAATGCTAAGTAAAGATGATTCAGCTAAAGATGATGAAAGAATCAGAAAGTTCCAACAGATGATGCGTGAAGAAGCAATATTTGCAAATAAAATGGGCAGACAAAATGCTTTACTTGGCTTTGCTTTGAAAGATCTTCCTAAAGCAATGGCTGCTCCTGCATGGGCTGGTACTACTTACAATGCACAAAATGCACAAGGTCCATATACAGCAGCAGGCGCTAGACGATATTTCACTTGAAGCTTGCAGCTTGTAAAATAAATAAAACAGAGAGAGAGTTGTGTCAGCATCAACGTCAGGATCTTCTTACTTAGGTTTTAATCCAGGGGGATTTGACTTAGGTGGTTATTCAGGAGCATTTACTCCTGGTGAAACGCTTTCAAAGTTTGGTTCAAATGCGGCTTCTGGTGCTTTTAATTTAGGCGCAGCTGCAGGCGGTGGCTTTGGTGGGACTAGTTCAAACGGTGGTTTCTTTAATGGTCTAGCAGGTAGGCTGGGCGGTTTATTTGGCGGCGGTCAAGGTGATAATGCATTTGGACAAGCTTTAGGATTAGGTACTTTTGCTGGTAACTTAGGCATTCAAGCAGCTAATGCACAGAACATGGCGGCTGAAGTTGCAGCACAAAATGCACAAACTAATTTACTTACTGATTTTAATTTGCAGCGTATTGCCAAAGGTGATCAACAAACCTTTGATACTAATCGCAAAGCAAGACAGTTGAACTTAATGGCGCAAGTTCCTGCGATGATGAACAATGTTACCTATGCAACTAAGAATCCAAACGTGGGTGCAGCAATGGGCGCACAATTAGCTGGCATGATTGGTTAATAGATACGTATAGTTTAGAATGGCAATATTAGCTGGTACGGATTAAATAATGAGTTTCGGTAATTTTGTTAAATCGGCTTTACCGATTATAGGAGGAGCTGTAGGCGGACCAATCGGTGCATTAGCAGGCGGCTTAGGTAGCGCTGCTTTTGGAAGTTTTGGCGGCTCTTCCAGTGGAGGAGGCAGTGCAGGAAACATGGGTGGCATGGCTAAATCGTATGTACCTAGACCTGTTCCGTCTCTGTTTGGTGATGTAAAGACAGCTGCTGCTTTCCTAGATGACTATACAAAAGGTGATCTTGGTGGTTTAAGAAGAGATGATGCTGTAGATATAGCATTTAACAACTTAAGTCCTTTTGGCAGGATGGACCTTTTAAAAGATTCTAAAGCAGCGCGAGATATTGTAGGCTTCCAATATGATTCCGGCGAACGTCGTAAATTAGGTTCTACTTTTAGTGATGCAGCCTTTGGTGGTTTCTCTGCAACCCCTGGATTTGTAGATCAAGTCTCAGCGCAAGCAGAAGCCCTGGGAGCGAATACTCCTGAGGAGATCCAACGCCTTGCGTTTAATGCCTCAGCCAGGTCACCTAGAGGCCAGAAGATGTTTGCAACAGGACCACAAACACAAATGGAAGCACAATTCGGTCAGCTTCTTCGTGGAGGCGACGGTACTCTTACTGGTAAGTATGATGTAGGCCGAGGCATGGAAGAACTTATTGGTCGGCGTATCGCAAGCGCATAACGGAGTTTAATTATGTCAAGACAATCTTTATCCGAAATTGCAAGTCAGTATGGCCAAGGCTCAGACTTTGGCCATTACGATACCCAAATTGCTAAGCAACAGGGTTACAGTAACCAAGAAATCCTGGATTATTTAAATGCTAATCCTGACAAGCTAGCCGAAGGCAATAAAGCCGGAGGTCAGGATGGTTTATATGATGAGCTTTCTAGTAATAACGTTGACTTTAGTAAGAGTGTCATAGCAAATCGCGGTGGAGCGTCTGGTGCTGAGATAGCCGAATCCAATGCACAGCGAGATCAGCAATTTGCTTTAGATCGTATTGCTGCCCAATCAAACGCAAATGCCAATATCCAACGTTTAATTAATGCATCTAATAACTATGCCGCTGATAGTACAGCGAAGTGGCAGATGTATGGAGCAGATGCCGCAAAAGATGCAAGCATTTTTTCTTCAGAGTCACAGGAACGTACTAGTAAATATGTAGCTGATACAGATCGGTTATCAAAAAATGAGGTAGCAAAGATTCAAGGTAACTTTGGATTGGCGTTACAGGAAATCGTGAACTCTGGGGCAAAAGAGGCGGAAGCTGTACGTGGTGAGTATGGACTCGCTAATACAAATTTAACGGGTCAGTATCAACTAGAGAATACCCGTTTACAAGGTGCAACTGAACGTGATGTCGCCTCCCGTAATCGAGATGCGAATATCTTTGGGTCCTTGATGTCAGGTTTCTGGAGTTAATAAAGTTTACTTGATAGTATAATTAAAACATAATCGTTTTTGTAAAAATGACAAGTTCTGCCGGTGGTACTTATGAAGGTGACGCATCTATACCTTTAGCTGATTTTCAAGCATTGCTTGATAGGTTAGAAGGTTCTAAAAAGCGTCAGCAACGCCAAAAATCTGTAGAAGGTCGTCGTGACATCTACAGCCAAGGTCTTGCTTCCATGATGAGCAACTTCTAGTAGCCTTAGTTAACACTTTTATTTAAAGGAAAATCATGGTCGTCGGTGCAACACCTCCTGCTTCAGGAATAGATGATACCTATGCAAATGACGACTGGTTTGATATTGACCAGTATAAAAAGGCAGCGCAAGTTGCCTATGATTTTTCTTTAGGTAAGATGGAAAAAGCTGGCGACGAAGAAAGAGAAACAATTGGAAAAGGCGCAAGTGAGCAAAGATCAACTAATCGACAGCAACAAACCTTCTCTGAAAAAGACGAAGAGCGCGATTACAAGCAATCTCAAAAAGCCTACAGATTCTGATATAAATGTCCGGTCTTTTGCTATTTGGCTGGATAATTTAGACTCTGCTTCCAGAGAATCGTTTAATGCCTTTGCTGAAGATACGTTTTCTCCTATTCAAGTTTATATTTATGCCAAGTTCCTTGGTTATGACGGCAGTATTATCTGTGTAGATGATTGGGTGGCAAAGGTTTATCCAAAGCCTGATCACCTAAAAGTCTTGCTGTATGAAATCGAACAGATGCAGGAAGATGTACGTAAATTACGTTTAGATATTGAAAACTATACTGTCAAACGTGATGCTGGTGTAGCACGTATTGCACAGATGCAGAAAGAAATCCGTGGAACGATTGCACAAGTAGATGCTTTTGTTTCTTCTAAGGACAGGAAGGGGCTGCTCCTTGCGGGAGCAGATCGAGCTATCCGTGAACTTAACTCAGTATTTAAAGATGATCCTATTGAAGGACCATTACAAGAAGCAGCAATGTCTGTCTGGGCTAGAATTCAATTTGAAGATTAATTTTTTAAATGTTGAATCCTGAGCAACAAAATAATAGTCCGTTTGATAAACGAGATATTCAACAAATGCTTTTGGATCTTGAGCGCAATCGTGAGCTAAGTGCACAAGGACTTAACTCCCCTGATGTAGAAGGTCAAAACATTGAGTTATTTCAACAGTTATTAAATCAAAAAACAGAAGAAGAAAATGGATAATACAAAAGTACCTTTAGAGCTACTGGAATATTATAAAAAGAAAGCAGCTTCAGAGGCGGGTGTACAAGCAGAAGAATTAGCTACAAAAGGTTTAAAGGCATCACGTGCAGCTAAAAAGCATAAAGGCAAAAAGTAGAGTACTATTTAACTTACGTACCTAACAGATATTGTGCCTTCTCATCTTCATCTTGCTTATCGCAGGAATGCTAAAGCTGCTGCAGCTAACCATCGCATTCGCAAGACAGATCAGGAGGATATTTTTCAGAAAGCCAGAGAAGACTTTGGCTTCTTTTGTGAATATGTAGCGGATAAAAAACCAGCAGCACATCATCTTGAATGGCACAAACAACTGGTAACCAATCAAGATAGCTCGTGTCTTACAGCTATCGCTGGCCCTAACATCGACTTACTAGGACCCAGGGGGTCCGCTAAATCAACTGTACTAGGTTTATATACGGCATGGGCCATTGGTATCCACACGATGGCAAAGAAGCCACTACAGATCCTTTACCTAAGTTATACGGTTGATATTGCAAGATCAAAATCAGCAACGATTAAAAGGATCATTGAATCAAAGAAATATCAAAACGTTTTCCCTAAGGTCAAGCTATTAAAGAACGTAACCTCGAATGAGTACTGGTCGATTGATCATAAGTTTGCAGGTATTGATACCACAGGTGAAGAACAGTTCACTTTATGTGCAGCTGGCCTAAAAGGTTCAGTGACATCTAAACGTTCTCATTTGGTTATCATTGATGACCCTGTGAAATCTGCTGCAGATATTGGTAACCCTGATATCCGTAAGATGATGCAGGATAACTGGAATGCAGTTATTGCACCAACGATGTTTGAAGGAGCCAGGGCAATCTGTCTTGGTACCAGATTCCGACATGATGATATACATGCAACAACTTTTAGTCCACAGAATAATTGGATGCAAATTGTGTTGTCAGCGATTTTAAATGATGAAGAAACAGGTGAAGAGGTTTCGTATTGGCCAGAGATGTGGTCACTATCTTATCTAAAAGAAAAGAAACGACAAGCACCAATTGCTTTTAGTTTTCAATACATGAATCAAATCATTAGGCAGAATGAGCTATCTCTTGCACCTGAACTTTTAGTTAAAGCAGAAATTGCAACTGAATTTGATTGCCTAGGTATTGGTGTTGACTTATCAGCAGGCATTAAAGAAAAGAATGACTACACGGTTATGGTCCTGGGTGGACGCATTGGAGACAAGATTCATATTATCGATTACCGTCGAATTCGTGTAATGGGTAATTTAGAAAAGTTAGATGCATTAAAAGAATTATTAAATGACTGGTCAATCATTGGTAAACAAGCAGACGGTCTTTGGTTTCCTACTTACAATACATGTGACATTTGGTCAGAAGCTGTGCAGTATCAGGCATCTCTGGAAGCAGACTTTAGACGTGTTTGTTTAACTGAAGAGAATCTTTATAACTTAATTTGGCATCCGGTCAAAGGTTTCCGTGCAGATAAGCTGGCACGTTTCCGTGGAATCATGGGAATGTTTGAAGA